AGAAACTTAATAACTGAAAATATTGCAGCAAATCCACTACCTATTAAATATGATATATTAACTGGTAAACCAATTAAAGATCACAACTTTATAACTCGTATGTTTAATGCAGTTTCACCTGTTAATTTTAATATAGATTATTCTCCCGGTAGAGAGTTACTATTTAATAGTGGTTACGACATGAGAACCTCTACATATTCAGCTCCAGATGGAACAGATTTATCTGATAGTCCACGAGTTAGATCTATGTTTCAGAAAGCCATAGGTGAACAAAACCTAGAAAAAGTATTTAATGAAATGGCTAAATCTGAATCAGTACAGATTTCTCTTGCTGAAATGAATTATTATAAAAAGAATGGTATGAAAGATGTTGAACCTAGATCATTCCCACATTACAAAAAGATCGCAAAGGCATTTGACAAGGCTAAGAAACGAGCTTGGGCAAGCCTTAAAAAAGATAACGACGTCCAAAAACTACTCATTGAAGAAAGAGAACAAAAAGTAAAAAACGTTAAAGCAAACAAAGGTACAATCGACAAGATTATTAATATGCCTAAATAATCCACCCGTCAAATTATCCATAAGATAAATGGCGACAAAAACTGAAGAATTTTTAACTGGCACTGGTACTACCATCCAGTTCACAACTCAATACATAAATGAATCTGACATTAAAGTCAGAGTCGATGGTGGGTCACCTTTACAATTTATAGGTACTACAGGTACTCCCTCGACAGGACAATATAAAATAGCTGCTAACAGCACAACCATTACTTTTGGCGATAATCAAAACGGTAAAAGTTTACATATATATAGTGAAACAAGCGTAAACAATCCTACAGTAACATTCTTTCCCGGTTCATCTATTAAAGCTGGAGATCTTAACAAGATAGAAACTTTAATTAGACACGGTATTCAAGAAAGTAGGAACGACATAGTTACCCACCACATTAGAGATGGTGCAATCGTATCACAAACTCCTTTTTATAATGCAGTACGAAAGATATTTGTACAGGCTAAAGAAAGGGCTATGATAAGAATAAGATCAGAATATACAGATTTAGATAAGAGATTAAGTATTGCTGAATCGAAACGTGACTTTATTAAAGTTGGTGGATTTGAGCAGGTTGAATATTTAATAAATAAATTTCCAAAATAACATTGATTATCAATGGCAGTTACAACTAAAAAAACTTTCGCTGCTACGACTAATGCAACTACAACTGTATTTAGTCCAGTCAGCATACAACTTCATAATCAAGATGATCTAGATGTTTATGTTAAATTGTCGGGTGGTACTAGAGTGCTACAGCTACGTCAAGCTACAACTAGCACTGCACAGTCTACTCACCCACAAGTAAATAACACAGACGGATTATATTATCCTGCAGTTTCAGCAGGTACACAACTATATAACTACCAACTTTCCACTGATAACAATACCATTACGTTCAATACTGCCCTACCGCAAGGTGCAGTTGTATTCTGTGAACGTAGAACAAGAGACGCATCTGGTTCATATACAACTTTTGCTAGTGGCAGTACTATAAGAGCTAAAGACCTTAACGATTCAGCTGAACAATCTAACTTCACAGCACAAGAAGCTAGAAATAAAGCGTTTGATTTAGAAGGTAAGATATATAATACATTAGGGCAATCTAATTTAGTCGTCAAAACCACAGATACTGGCACAGTTACATCAACAATGATAGCTGACGGTACTATAGTAAACGCTGATATAAACGCAAGTGCTGATATACAGGGTTCTAAGTTATTAGATGACTCTGTAACCCTAGATAAACTAGGATCAGGAGCATTACCTACAGACATCACAGTTGCAAGTGCTAATATTGTAGATGGCACTATAGTAAATGCTGATGTAAACACGTCAGCTGCTATTGCTGGTACTAAAATATCTCCAGATTTTGGCTCACAAGTTGTAACCACAACTGGTAACATAGTTGTAGGTGGAACTGTAGATGGGCGTGACGTAGCAGCCGATGGTACTAAATTAGATACTATTGAAACTGGTGCAACTGCTGACCAAACTAATGCTGAGATAAGAACTGCTGTAGAAGCTGCTACTGATAGTAACGTATTTACAGATGCAGATCACAGCAAGTTAAACGCTATCGAAGCTGGAGCTACAGCAGACCAGACTAATGCAGAAATAAAAACTGCATACGAAGCAAATGCTAATACTAACGAGTTTAGTGATGCAGAACAAAGTAAATTAGCTGGTATAGAAACAGCAGCTACTGCCGATCAGACATCTAGTGAAATAAAAACACTATTACAATCTGACAAACTTACTTTATCTGAGATGAATACCACATCTTTAGATAGTAGATATTTTACAGAAACAGAATGTGAAGCTGCATTTCTTAGACAAGACTCTAGTGAAACTATAGCTAGTGGTGTTACTTGGTCAAGCACTGACTCTAAAGTAGCTACAACTGCTGCTATTGATTTACGTATTATAGATCTAGTTGATGATGTAGGTGGTTTTGTAGCAATACCAAACGAAGATAGTTTTCCTAATGCTAACCCTGATGTAAACAACGGAACTGGAACTATTATATCAATTAAAGCTGCATCAACTAACTTAACTCCAAATGGTTCTAATCAAGTTATACTAAGTAGTGCTAATTTAGCTAACAATGCTGATGTTCTGATAAAAAATGTAACAGCTACCATACCTCAAGGTTTTGGCTTTTTGGTTGAAACTACAACTGTTACGCATGAATATACATTTCACAGATTAGTACCAAAAGCAACAGAAGTTGCTACTGTAGCTGCAAACGCTGTAAATATAGCAGCAGCTGGAGCTAACATAACAAGCATTGATTCGTTTGCTGACAGGTATCAAGTTAGTACTTCTGCACCTACAGATAGAGCTGATGGCTCAAATTTAGTAGCTGGTGACTTGTGGTTTGATAGCTCGTCTAACAAAGTTATGATGGTTTATGATGCTAGTTCTGGTGATGGATTTAGTCCTATTACACCAAACCAAGCAACACTAACTAACATTAATATCGTTGCTGGTCATGTTACATATACAGAAGACTTAGGTAATATTACTGATGCTCTAAATACTGGATCTGGTAATAACTCTGTTAACACAGTTGGAGCTGCTATTGCTAACGTCAATACGGCTGCAACAAACATTGCAAAAATAACAACTGTTGCTGATGACCTAAACGAAGGTACATCTGAAATAGACACAGTAGCAACAAACATTGCAAACGTAAATGCAGTTGGAACTAATATATCAAACGTAAACGCAGTAAATAGTAATGCAACCAACATTAACGCCGTACAAGCTAACGCTACTAATATTAATGCTGTCTCTAATAACACTACAAATATTAACACGGTAGCAACTAACAATACCAATATAAATACAGTTGCTGGAGCTAACTCGAACATAACAGCAGTAGCTGGATCTATAAGCAATGTAAATACTGCTGCAACTAATATTGCAAATATTAATACCACTGCAAGTAATATTGCACAGGTCAATAGCTTTGCAAATGTATATCGTATTGCTTCTTCAAACCCATCTACAAGTCTTGATGTTGGAGACTTATACTTTAACACTACATCTAATGAGTTAAGAGTATATAACGGTTCATCATGGCAAGGTGGTGTAACAGCTACTGGTAACTTAGCTGGTCTAGGCACTAACACATTTAGTGGATTACAAACACTTCAAGCAGGGGCAGCAGTTACAGGAAACATCACGGTATCAGGCACAGTTGATGGCAGAGACGTAGCTACTGACGGTACAAAACTTGACGGAATAGAAGCAAGTGCAACAGCAGACCAGACAGCAAGTGAAATTGTAAGTCTTATATCTGGACAAACTATTGCACCTAACGTAATAACAACAACTAACTTAACTCTTGACTTCGGGTCTATAGCATAATGGCAAAATTATTAAAACTAAGACGAGGAACAACCTCGCAACATAGTAGCTTTACTGGAGCCGAGGGTGAAGTTACTGTAGATACAGACAAAGAAACACTTGTCGTACATGACGGCTCAACAGCTGGTGGTCATCCAGTAGC